CGGGATGAAACCATCGCCACCGCCGCCGGACGCGCCGGACACGGCACGCATCTCCACCGCGTGACGCTGCATACGCTCCGCCGCCTCGCGGTCGTTGCGCTGATACACAAGGTCGCGAAAAAAGGAGTGCTGCGCGTCGGGGCGGTACACCGACGCCTCGCTAACCACGCGGGCGTCAACCTGCGGGGTCAGGTCCGGCGCCGCAGCGCGGGCAGCCGCCACGCGCTCGTACCGGGCAAGCGCAGCCTTGCGCTCCTCAGCCTCGGCAACGGCACCGTCAAAATCCGCCTCAAGGGCAGCCATGTCAGCGTCAGCCGCCGCCGTCTCGATAGCCGCAGCCGCATCATTCATGCGGACAACAGCCTCGTCAAGAGCCGCCTTAGCGGTCTCAATCTTAGCGTGCATGTTGTTAATTACCTCGTAAGGTTAAAAGTGATAACGGCAACACGACTACGCGCCTTTGCACGGAGCCTGTCGAGCGCAACGCCCGTGTTATCACGCGGCGATGTGCTGTCCGCCGGGTTAATAACCGGCGCGGCGTGTGCAATCTTACCTGACTGCATAGCACGCTCCATAACGTCAACCTTTGTACCTGACGAGTAGGCCGGGTATGTAACGGCGCTCACGTCATACAGACCACTTACGTTGCGCACGGTACGCAGCGGATAGCCGTCAATAACCCCCCACTCGTCGCCGTCCTGCGCAACGCTAAATGCAAACGACATTTGATCCACTAGCCCTGACCTGACCTTACCCACAAGCCGAGACACGTCCGGGTCAGACATATCAACACGCGCCCAAATGGCAAGGCCCGTGTCATCTTCCCGCAACTCAAGCGATCCATTGGTTGTGCGGGCCATGATGGTATTGGGGTCGTGGTTCCAAAGCAGGCGCACGTCAGCACCGGCGGCAAGGGCATCCTTAAACGCCCCCGGCGCGATGATCTCCCTAAACCCACCAAGGTCATCACTTGGCTCGTTAAACACGCTTGCGTAGCCCGTCAGGGTCCTAAGCGTTGACCCCGCCCCGGACTCGCGCCAAAGCACACCGGCCCGGCGCGACGTGTGACGCTCGATGGATCGCAGCGGGTCAACCGCGGTGGCGCTGCCGTTGTCCGCGTTGTGACTGTAGGCGTCGAAATCAATGTTGACGTTTACGGTAACCCCGGCGTCATCATCGTCCCCGCCGTCCTCGTCGTCGTCATCGTCACTGCTGCCAAGGTCCAACGCCTCGTCAACATCCTCAAGCGCATCCGCAAGGCTTGTCTCGTCCTCGCCGCCACTGTCGTCACCGGCGCCCATGACCGGCGCCATGGTGCCATCATCCGGCGCCTCGTCCTCAACCGGGCTAGGCAGGTCACCATAGATGCCAAGGCGGCAACCACCGGCGGGCTGCACGTCTGCCGCGACAATCACGCAGCCATCGGTACCCGCCTGTCCGCGGTAAAAGATGCAGTTTTCGCACGCACGGCCCTCGGCATACGCCGCGGCGTGCTGATCCGGGTCCTCGTATCCGGCGGACACGGCATCAAATCGCCCGTAGTCCTCAACCCCGTCCACAAGGGCGTCAGCGAGTAGCCTGTCCCCACCACTGATGATGCTGCGGCTGTCATGGGCCGCAGGCTTTCCACGTCCCACGTTAGATGCCTCCTCAGTGTTCATTTGCTTTACCTTTGCGGTTGCCCAACGTCGTCCGGCGTCACCGCCCCAAAGTAGCCATGCGACAAACCCGGGCGTCTCCTTGCCCTTGTCATCCCATCCGGGCTTACGGTCGGACTCGTGCCGGGCAAACCAAGCGACCATGCGGCGCACCTTTGTGTCACTTAGCGGCTTGCGGTCTGCCATAAGGTGCGCGTCACGGATGGTCTGCGGGCGTAGTCCATCGCCGCCCTTACCTGCGTCATACAGGCGCAGCCCGCGTTGCGCGGCTGTCTGCATCCCTGCGTTGGGGGTCAGGTCAACCGCCACTAGCGCCGTCCCCCTGCTGATTGTCAGCGCCCCCACCGTCACCGGCGTTTGCATCTGCGGGGGCAACCGCGTCCGCCCCGGGCTGCAGGTTGGGCGCACCGCCTACCGGCGTCTGCTGCACCTCGTCGCCACCGTCAACCGGCGGCAGGTTTTCCATTTCTCGAATTTCGTTCGCACTAAGCCACCCCGCTTGCCTTGCCTGCACGTAGGCTGCGTAGCGGGTCGCGGTGTCGGCACGCAGCAGACCGTCAACCAACCACTCGGGCTGCATGTTTGCATTGGGAAACAGGTCGGGGTCAACCCTCAGCGCCATCTCGATCCTGCGCAGCCGCGGCATCAGGCAGTAGCGCACAAACCTTAGCGACTCCTCCTCCGCAGTCTGCTTAGTCGCCGGGTTAAGCACGCCAAGCAGTCCCGGGGGGATGCGGAAAATCCGGGCAACCTGCTCGACGTTAAACTGCATGGCGGCGATTAGGTCGGCATCCGCAAGCGTCATGCTGATCTTTTCTAGGTCAGCGCCGTTAGTCAAAACCGCGGGCTTGCGTGCGTTCTCAATACCGCCATGGGTGCTAGTCCACACCTGCAGCATCTCCAGCGCCTGCTGCCTGCCAAGGTTGCCGGGCACCTTAATTGCAAGGCCCGGGGTGGCGTCGTTTGCGTACGCCCGCCCCGCAAACTCCTCAGCCGCAAGCGACACGCCCAAAGCATGACGGTGCTCGGCAATGGGGCTAATGCCCACAAGCCCGCCGCGGATGGTGTAGCCGCGGATATGCAGTACGTCGGCGGTGGTCAGGTTGTCAACCTTTTTACCGTCCACCATCACGTCAAACCGCTTTTCCCGGGTGTCCGGGTCCCGGTACACACGCACGTAATTTGGATCAATTACGTGCAACTCCTCGACACGACCACGCGCCTTGATTTTCTGGACAAAGGCGTTGCCGGTGGTCTCAATACAACTGCTTACGTCACCCCAAAACTCAAACGCGGACTGATCCATATTTGGGCGGTCGTGCAGTAGGGCATAGGTGGGGCTAGCGGTCGCACGCTTACGGTTGGGGCCATCGCCCACGTACACCACCATGGGCAGGCTTGCAATGGTCTCGCTGATAAGCCGCACGGAGGCGCCCACGGCGGGCAGTCCCATAGCGGTCTCGGCAGACACATACCGCCCGGTGAATGAGAAAAAGCCGGGACCGGGTGCGCCCATACCCGGGAGGGGTATAGCGGACGACCCCCACTCCGCACCGCGCTCCTCTCTAACCGGCTTAGGCTTAGACCACGGCCACGCTGCCACGGCTACACCTGCACCGGATTGCCGTCAACGCCTTCCATCATGCGCCGCCCAATTGACTCAAGCCCCAAACCATCACGCACCCGGTAGTACTCATAAGACGCCGCCCGGCGGGCCGCATCGCGTTTAGTTGACCTGTGCTCAACCTGCACATCCAAAAGGTTTTCAGCATCCACCGGGTTAAGGTCATGCGGACCCCACATCAACACCGGCTCCCCATCCTTGTCATCCGCCACGTACACGTCATGCCGACCCATGACGCGCATGTTGGGCATGGCCCTAAACAGCATCCGCATACTTGACCGCGACTCGCCCGGCAGCGGCATGACGTGGGCCACGTCGGGGGCGGTGTCTGACCAATTATCCCGGGTCCAAAGCGTGACCTCCGCCGCGTGCCGCTGGACGTACTGCAGCCGCGTGCGCAAATCGTTAGGCGCCTTAGTCAGCACCTCGTCACCATCAATCACCCAATACCAATCCTCAAACGGGTCGGCATGGGTGGCGGCGATACGGAACATAAGGCTTCGCTTGTCAACCTCGTTACCCATAAACACCGTCTGCGGCTGATGGATCGTCACGCCAATACCGGCGGCGTCACACGTTCGCAAGATGGTCTCCGCTTGCGCCGGGTCGGACTTAGGGCGCCCGCCCGGGTATGACCCGTAGGCACCGTCAACCGCCACTAGGTAATCAACGTGCGGGGCAAATGACGTAATGGTTGCCGCAAGCCATGACGGCGCTTCGTCATACCACGACAGTAGGGCGATAATCCTCATGGTGCGCGTCCGGCATCTATGCACGCGCTAAACAATGCGTGCGCAGTATCCGTCTTACGTATCTCCTCGGGCAATGCCTGACAATGGATGCGTGCCAAATCCAACACGTTTTCCAAGCGCCTAATGCGATCAAGTGTAATTACACCGTCAGGCGCCGGGGATGTATCACCGTAACTAATCAACCGCTCACGCAACGCAAGGTTTTGCGCATGGGACTCCCGCAAGCGGTCGTGCAAATCCATTATCACATATGCCGGGGCACCTAACTCCGGCACATTTTTGTCACGCAGCGGCATTACCCACCGTCCCCATTTAGGTCATCCCATGATAGTAGGTAACTAGCCCCCTCATACTTTTCCGCACGCCAATTAGCCATGACGGCGGCAACACAAGCATCAATACGCTGCTTACGTTGACGGCTGATTTTCCAACCCCTGTCAGTCATCGCGGCATTAGTTGCCTCAACATGCGCACTAAGCACCGCGTCACCATCGTGTGCAATCCGGCGCTCGTTAGCGGCAAGGTAAAAGGCCGCATACGCCTCCGCCATCCTTCGGCTCGACTGCTCCACCGGCGCCAATAGCAACCCGTCCCGGCTTAGCATTTCGGCGCTGCGCTCAAAAAACCGCGGGTCATACACCACCTCGCGCACGACATAGCGGGCCGCAAGGTCCCGGATGTAGTCCTCGATAATCTCAAGGTCAACACGCCCGCCCGGTAGCACCGTATGGGCAACGGCATCATCACGTGCGGCCCACACGCGGGCGCCTAGCACCACGCGCCCGTCATCCTGCAACTGCGCCACGGCAACGGCGGTGCTGTCGTGGACAAGCCCCACGTCAACCGCCACCACGATCTCGGACCCGTCATCAATCGCCGCACCCGGGTCACGCAGTGACGCCCACAAACCGGACGGCAACCAACTGTCACGGGTCTTAGTCCATTGGTTTAGGTGCAGGCGCCTAAAAGCGTACTCGTCAACGGTCGGGGACCTAAACTGACGCATCAATTCCTCGTCAGTAATCCACGACGCCGGGTTAGCCTCAAGCCATGCGCTCACGTCATCCAACGGCGCGTCATCGTCAACCCCGTACCACCAACACAAAAAGCCGGACTGTGGATCACGGCAGATGGTCAGCCCCGCCCTGCGCTCAACATCCCCCAACCGCATAGCCTCGTCATACAGCCGCCCCAAAACGGTTGCCTTGTCATAGCCCGCCGTAGTGATGGCGACCGTTAGCGGCTCCTCTCGCGCACCGGACCCGGTAGTTAGCGCCGCCCACAACTCGTTTTGTCGCGGCGTCATAAATGCGTGCAACTCGTCGCACACAATCCCTGACGGGTTTAAGCCATGCTGCAGGCGCCCGTCAGCGGCAATTTTGCGAATGACGCCATCGTGGCAGGTGATGGTAAAACGTTGGGCGTCATACCAATCAGACAACAGCGGCGACGACTCCACAAACTCCCTCGCCTGCCGGTACACCACGTCCGCCTGATCCCGCGACCCTGCGGCAATCACAACCTCCGCCCCGGCCTCGCCGTCTGCGCCCGCAAGGTACAGGGCAAGCGATGCCGCAAGCGTTGACTTCCCATTTTTTCTCGGCACGCCCAAAAGCACCTGCCGATACACACGGCGCCCGGTGTTGGGGTCTAGCCGCAGGGCCTCGTCAACAAAATCCTGCTGCCACGGCTCAAGCGTCAGCGGGTCGCCCGCCCATCGCCCCTTAGTGTGACGGCAGTACGTCGCACAAAACTCCGCAAAGTGTTGCCCCGCGGTCAGCACCGGCGTCACCGTCGTCACGCCTTGTGGACCTTAACCCGGGGGCTAGGCCCGATCCTATCCGCAAGGTCCTCCGACAGTGACCGGCTACGCACCGCTGCAATGCCAAGCCCGATGCGGTCGGATGGCGTAAGGCCAAAGCGTGCGCACCACGACCGGTACTCAGCCGCCGCCTTGTTTGCCACGGCAATAGCGGGATGCGCTACCCGGTAGCCGTTGGGGCTTGCGACAAACAGGCCCTCAGCCTGCAGCACGTCGTTAGCCTCGCGCCACTGTGCTACGGCGCAGCACATGGCCTCAAGCGCCGGTGCATCCGCACGGTCCAACAGCCCCACCGGGACCAACAGCGGCACCAACTCATCCCACGCAGCACGCGCCCTATCAGACATGTGCGCGGGCGCATCAAAGGCGGACGGCTTGCCGCCCAACACCACAACCGGTCCGTGCTCGGACTGCCGGTACGTGCCCTCGCGCTTGCGCACCTCCGCGGGCTTTGGCTTAGGCCCACGCGCCCCCATCAGGCGACCCGGCCAATGTCACAAGGTGGGATACAAGCGCATGGGTCTTTGTCACAAAGTTTAGTTGCACGCGCAACCTCCACCCCGGAACTCTCGGGCGA